CCTGACACATGACCCCGAATGTAATTGCGCGGAGGCCGCCGCCGAGATCGAGCGGCTGCGGACGGAAAACGAACAACTACGCATGCAAATGCACGCCAATACTGGGCAGATGGCGGCCCGCCGCGCCCTGGAGCACAAGCCATGACCGACATCGTTGAGCGGCTACAGGCAGCAATGGACGGAGAGAGCGAGGTTAATTCGTTTGAGGCCATGCGAGATGCCAAGGCCGAGATCGAACGGCTGCTTGTCCATTACAACCTGCTACGCGATGCACTCTCTTGGTTTGACGCACACAACATAGATCATCTACCGCAATGGGTAGTGAGCGCCCGCTACTGGAGCCCAAGCCATGACCGACATCGTTGAGCGGCTACAGGCGGCGCTGATCTGCAGGCCAATCCCCCCCGAATTGTTGCGCGAGGCCGCCGACAAGATCGAGGGCCTGCGTCTCGATCTCGCACATGCCAACGAGCAATGTGACATCTTCGCGCGCACCATCAACGATCAGGCCGCCACCATCACCACGCTGCAGCGCGAGATCGACCGGCTGCGCGAGCAACTGCGAACTGTGCTCCTGCACGTCGAGGAATTGCGATTACGCGCCACCATCACCGCGCGCGAGATCAATCAGGTGCTGCCTACGCCACACAATACGGATAAACGACCGTAACCTCGTCGTCGGTGGTGACGCCGAGGCTCTCGGCCAGTGCCGGCGACAGATCCGCCGCGCGGCCGGTTTCCGCCTCATGCGGCCCCCAATCGGCGGGGTGGGCGAGCCGACAGACGCCGGTTTCTACATTGGTGACCAGCGCCATCTGCCCGCTATCCCGCAGCATGGTCTTGGGCGTGACATCGTAATCCCAGCGGCAGGCCACATAGAACACGCTGGGATCTAATCTCCTGGCAAGTCCGCTGGTGGCCGGCGGTTGCTTGGACAGAAACAGATACGGCGCCTCCTCATAGGCGAAGATGAAGGCCAGGCCCTCGCTCGGGCTCACCCCGGTGTCGTTGGGCCCGCCGAAGGTGCTGCACGTGCCTTCCGCCGCAAACAGCACATCGCTCGGCGGCTCTGGGGAAATTGGGTGGCCGCTATCCTCCCCAGCAATGGCGCCGGCAATAGCGCCGCAAATCACATCATAATTCTGGTAGTAGATGTCCACGTCGGCCTGACTATCGACAAAGCACGTTTCGATCAGGATCGCCGGCTCCTCGGTGTTGTTGAGGAACGCCAAATCAGTGCGTTTCTTCGGGCCGCGATTGATCAGCCCCGACGCTTCGCAGATCGCGTCGACCACCTCGTCGGCAATCTCCTGCCCGGTCTGCGAAACGTAGAGCACCTCGGCGCCCATGGGCTTTTGGGTGGTCTGGTAGGCATTGAAGTGTACTGAGATATCCAAGTCCCTGGTCTGCGCATTGTGGAAATCAACGATGCGGCCGAGGTTCTCCGACTGATCGTCGGAAACGTTGTCGTGGTAGGTGGTCACCTCAACGCCGGCCTCGCGCAGATAATCGGCCGTGGTTTCCACCACCTTACGCGCCTCGTCCACCTCATCGATGTAGCCGGAAGCGCCGCGAATATGCTTGCCGTGCCCGCTGCTGATGACGACTTTCATCACCCACCCCCGAAATGATGGTCAAGCCGCACGGTGCCGGAAAGCCCGCCGCCACCCACCGCCGGCCCGGTGTCGATCGCGATAGCGAACTGCCGCCGCGCTGTCTGCGTTACCGGACGATCACGCGAGCCGGAACGGATTTTGATCCAGCCGCGCACCAGCCCCAGGCCAATCACCGCCGTGCCGGCAAACACCGCCGACGAAACCTCCAGCCCATTCGTGCGCATCAAATCATTGTATCCAAGACCGTCCGAGCTGGTCGCAAAAGTTATGTCGGCAAAATCCCAAGCCGAGGGAAACGTGATCTTAACGATCTCGCCTGCACTGCAGTCGATGCCGTCGCTCAGGCTCTCACCCGCTTCGATTACGGGGCCGTTCAAGATTTCAATGGCCACTGTATGCCTCCCATCAGGTCGTCAGCCCCACGCGGAACTGTACTGCATTACGTTGCGGAACTTGTTTCTCGCTGGTGCCCGAGCGGAACTTGAGCCAACCGCCAGGCGTGATGTTGCCCAGTACCATCGAGTTGGGCTGCACCTGCAAAATCCGCTCCTTGCCATCGCTGTGGCAAACCACGGCGTATGGCAGCACATTGTCGGGCGACAGTAGAAACGATAGCGGCGCATAGCTCCATTCCTGCGGCACGAAAATGCGGATGATCGTCCACGATTTGCAATCGATGGCATTCGATAGCGTGCCGTCCTTCGGTATGATCGGCCCGTCGATTATGTTGATGGTCATGGCGGCTCCTTGCAGGACGGCGGGGTCCAATCGAGCGCATACTTGCGCGCGCGGGCGTGAGCATTGATCGCGTTCACGGTGCCGACGCGGGCGCGCTTGGGCTGCTCGGTGTTGGGGTCTTTTTGCCAGACCGTATAGAGGTGCTGCATGGCCTCTTTCAAACCATCATCAATGCCACGCAAAGAGATATCGCGCACGCGCTCGCGCTCGGTCGGGTCCATGCAATCAAACGGGATGTTGGCGGTTGCAGTCTCGATGCTCGCCAAGGTAAATCCGCCGACAACAAAATCTTCGATCGGATCGCCCTCGAACAGCGCAAGCAGCAGCAGAGTGTTGGCAACAGTGAAAATCAGCACGAAGATACCGGCGAACCGATCAGGGTTCACGGGCCAGGCCACAGCCTAATGCCTGATCCGGCGAACAGTCGCCACAGCACCAAGATGGCCACCAACACCAGCACCACCAGCAGGATGTTGACCACCATGGCCGGCAGATGCAGCCCGATCGCGCCCAGCACCCAGATGATCAGGAAGTAACACAAGGCGATGCCGCAGATGTAGATCAGCGCGTAGATCACCCGCTCGACCATTATTGCCTCCCGTCGCTATGCGATTGTCCGGCCGCCCCGCCGAGGAGTTGCTCGCGTGCCGCTATCTGCCCCAGCAGTGCTAAGGCCCGCTGCGTGCGTACCGGATCGCCAGTGAGCGAAGCCCGGCTCGCCGCGGTCGCCGCCCGCACCACCGCCGGCCGCGATAGCGCCTCGGCCAGCATGCGCTGCCCGACAATGCTCGCCACCGCCGAGATCGGATCGGACAGCAGGTGTCCGGCCATAGTGAACGGAATGAGATTGCGCGCCGTGCCGCTCGGATTGGACAGTCGTGTTACCCGGTCCTGCACATGCTTGGAGACAATGAACAGATCGGACAGCGCCGCCGCCTGCTGGCCGGAAAACAGCTCCTGCTTGGCCGCCCCCGACATGTTGCCGAACGCAGTTACGAACCGATCCGGGCTGAACGCGCCATCCGGTGCCATGCCCATGCGGTTGATCATGGCCGAGCCGACATCGGCCCAGGCTTCCGGCCCCATCGCCCGCTTGGCCAGTTTTAGCCGCCCGAGATCGGCACCCGATTTGCTGCCGGCATAGGTCAGCAACCGGTTGAACACCTGCTCCGCCGACGCATTGCCCTGCAGACCGATGGTGCGGGTCAGCGCCTTGCGCTCGCGCGCTGTGCGCGACGCCAGCGCATTGGCCTCCCGCCAGGCCGCCAGCGCCTCCGGGCCGCTCTGGCCGACCACGTTCTCCAAATCTTTGGTCAGTGTGCCGAGCACCCGCTTGGCCTCGGTCGGGTCGATCCCCTCGGTGATCAGTTGCTGCGGCGTCTTGCTGCGCAGGTAAGTGCGCAAATCCTTGATCCCGGCGTAGTCCATGCTGGGCGAGGTGGCCAATTCGGGATTGCGCTTGAGAATGGCGGCCTGCAATTCCGGCGGCACATCCGCCAGCGGCGAGCGGATCGCGCTCGATACAATGTCGGCCGCCCGGCTGGTGCCGGGAATGCGGGCATTGGCCCGTCGCGCCGTCATCTCCGCAACCAGATCGGCGGTGTGGGTCAGCGGCACCCGGATGCTGGGGTCGACCAACTCGTCCACGGCCTGATAGGCCGCGCTCACCGGCTTCTGGCTGCGCGTGGTGGTGAAACTTTCCAGGCCGCTGCGCGCGCGCTCGCCCGCGGTTTCCGCATTGGCGGCACCGCCGGCAATCTCGCCCTTGGCGCGGCCGAGGCCCTCCACCAACTCGCCCGCCGAGCGCACCACCGGCTGACCGGAGAATGGCACCTGCGACAGGCCCGAGGCCACCCGCGGCGCCACCGTGCCCTCGGTGGCGAGATACTTTGGCACGGTGACATTGCCGGGTAGCCGGCTCGCCGCCTCCACCGCCGTCTCGCCCGCCGACGACCCCAACACCGGCGGCGTTGGTAGCATCGGCACCGTCCCGGGTCTGGCGATCGGACGACCGGCCACCCCCACATTGGTGCCACCCGGCCCCTTGAAGGAGAGCCCCATGCCGGCAGCCTGCGCCATCGTGCCGGCGGCCTGCTCGGCAACGTCAGGGTCCGATCCCCAGGTCAGTTCCTGGGCCGCTGCCGGTGCGCCCTTGATGATGTCGCGCGCGGCGGCCACCGAGGGCGGCGGGTCTTCGTAGACCTTGCGGGCGAAGTTGCCGAGCTTTTCAAGGAACGGCTTGGACTCGGCAGCTTTCGGCACGCTGTTGAGGGCGCGCGCGATGTCGGCTTGCGAGAAGTCGTCAGGAAAATCGTGCTGCTGGCCCTCGAAATCGACAATCATCGCAGCGGGACCGGATTGCCGTTGGCATCGCGGCCCCACTTGACCGGACCGCCGCCACCCTTTGCCGCCGATCCTTCCGAGCGCTGGTAGTCCGGCGGGGCGTATTTCGGTGGGCCAGCGGTGCCGGGGCCGTAGATGATTTCGTGCCGAATGCGCTTGATGCGGTCGAGATTGTACAAGACCGATTGAGCGTCTTGTGATTGATCCAAGCTGCCGATGGCGTCTTGCAGCAACTTGTGCTCGCCTTGAGTGACGGCACCGAGCCCAGAGGCCCCGGTCGTAGAGTTGGCCCGCATCTGGTTCAACTTCTCCAGTGACGAGCTCGCCTTAACCGTGTTTATCAGGCTTTCCACCTCGCCAGCCTGTGAAGACCCCCCGATGATAGGGATTTTCTTCACCCCCATGGCAAAGGCCCCGGTCGTCATCTTCGGATACTTTTCGATCTGGTTGAGCGCCCGGTCGATGTCCTCGGTGATCGGATCGATCGAGGCGCCGGCTTTTTTCGCGGCATCCGCCGCCACCTGTCGCTGTATCGTCAAGTCGGTGATTTTCTTGTCCCACTCCTTGCGGCCTTCTTTGCTCAAGCCCGCCGGCGGGGTGTAGACTTGGCCATCCGGGCCGATGATCGGCGCCGCGCGACGGTTACCCGAGGAGGTGCCAGTGTCCGGCGCTGCTGCGCCCGCTGGGGTGGTGCTGTAGCCGCCGCCCGATGTGGTGTAGCCCACGCCGCCACCAGCGCCAATGTCGAACGGAGAGCGCTGCGGCGCCGCCGCGGTCGATGGGGGAATTGTGGGGTGCCTGATTTCCCCAGTGCGCTTGTGCTGCTGGATGGTGATCTTTTCATCGGGGTTATTGGGATCAATGATATCCTTGGTGTCCCACTCGCCCTCCATCTTGCCGAGCGCGTACTTGCGCGCCTGATCAATAAATTCCGGCGAGCCCGGCTTTAGCCCGAGATCGCGTGCCATCCTGGCAAATTCGCTCTCGCCGCCGCGCTGGAACTGCTGCTCCCAATTCTTCTGCGCCTGCGCTCGATCTATCCTGTGCTCGGCCATGGACTGCGCCCGCGCCGAGCGCTGCTCGGCCAGACGCTGCGCGCTCTGGTAACGGTCTTGATCGGAGTTTGCGCCCTGCGCATAGCCGGTCAGCGCGCGCCCATAAGGGTCTTGCGCGGTGCCGCCCATCAGCCCGAGCCCAAGCCCAATCAGCGAGTTGGAGCGTTGCGACAGCATGTTGCCGAGGTCGGTTGGCGCCCCGCCGATGTCGCGCGGGCTGAACATGGACATGAGACTGTTGTCGTCAGGCATCTTGCGCCCCTTTGGTGCTGCTGCGTAGGCGTCGCCGCCGGTGGCGTTGTCGGGCAGATCGCCGGCCTGCACCGGCATGCCCGCCGGCGAGCCCAGGCCACGCGGCTCGTCCCGCGGCTCGATCTTCCACGTCGCATCGGTCGGAAAATCTTTCGGCGTGTAGCCCATCTGATGGGCGGCAGCGGCGCTGATATCGACGCCGCGCCCGGTCCACTTGGCGGGGCCAACGTCGGTCTGCTGCATCGGATACGGCAGATCGCCGCCGGGCGGCGTCACGTTGTACCATTTGCCCAACCCTGCCCGCGACGGCAGCGCAATGCCCTGCTCGCTGTCGGGGATCGATTTGCCATTCACCTGCAGAGCAGCCGAGCCGGGCTTGTCCTCACGGTCGAACCAGCCGAACGGGGGGAGTTGCGAGTACCAGCTACCCTTGGTGTAGACCGGCGGCATGGGTTACCCCATCATTCCGAGCAGGCCGCCGCCGGCCGCGCCCGCCGCAGCACCCGGCACGCCGAACATGGAGCCGAGCCCGCCGCCAGCAATGGCACCGCCCATAATGCGCGACGACAGCGGCGGGGCGGTCGAGGGCGAGGTGGTGATCTTGGTGCCGCCCAGGCCCCCCGCCCCTTGGGCAATGCCCGTATAGCGCTGCAGCTGCTCCCACGGGTACGCTTGCTGCGCATTCCAAAGGTTGATTTGATCGTTGAGCCCCTTCTGCTCGCGGTCGGTGTAATATTGCCCGAGCCCCATCATGCGATCGCTCGGCCCGTAGCGCGCCTCCTCCAGGCTCGGCATCAATTGCGCGAATTTGCCCGCGGTCTGCAGGCCCTGGTTTTCGATGTCCGAGATGCTCTTGACCACGTTGGCGCCGCCCTCGGTGGCACCCATCTGCCCGGCCAGGGCGCCTTGCTGGGTGCCCAGCGCGCCCAGCTGTCCGGCCAGGGCACCTTGCTGCGCGCCCAGCGCGCCCAGCCGCGTCTGCTGCCGCTGGGTGTAGTCGTTTGCTAGGATCGGGTAGGAGGCCTCCGCGAGCGTCCGCGCCATGACATCGGTGTGCGCCCCGGAGCCATAGCGGCCGGCGCCCGACATGGACGAATTGATCTTGTCGCCGATGCGCCGATCCTGCGCCGCCAGTTGCTGCAGCAGGTAGGGGTTCTGCTGTTGCGACGCCTCGTTGTAGACATCGACGCCGCGGCCGTAGATATCGGTGCCGCGGCCGTAGACATCGCCGCCCTTGCCGTAGATTTCGTTCCCTTTGTTGTAGATGTCGCCGTATTGGGTGGCGTAGTTTTTCAGGGTCGGGATAACGTAGCTCTGCTGGTCGGCGGTGAGCCCCTGCGAGCCCATCATCTGGTCGGCGAGCGAGATCGCATGCTGAATGCCGGTCGGGCCGCCAGCGGCATTCTGCGGCGCGGCAATGCCGTAGGCGCCAGACCAGCCCTGATTGAAGTACTGATTTGGGTCGGCCTGCGTCTGGCCGGTCCATGGCTGGTAGCCGGTGTTGTTGCCCACCAGGCCCTGCGCCTGCTGCATTGCTGCCAGCAAATGCGGTTGTGCGCCCGACCACGGGTCGCTGGTTTGCGTCGTGGTCACCGGCTGTTGTGAACTACTGCTGCCGCTCATAGCCGCTTCTCCATGATCACATGCGTGGTGCGGTAACCTTTGTCCGCGAGTATCCGCGACCAGCCCGGCCGGCAGATCGGCCGGATTTCAACGCAGCCGGTTTCCTTCAGAAACCGCTCAAGCTCGGGCAGCAGAGGTTGCCATTCGTTCCGGCGCGTGCCGGTCATCCAGATCAATTCGCCGATCATGCCATCGCTGCGCATCCAGCGCCGCACGCCCATCAGCGCCACCGCTTTGTCCGCGTGCTCGTCCCAGGCCATGATCAGCTGCACCTCGAGCCGCTTGATCATGCCAAGCAGGCTGGGCACGGTTTCCTTGGAGCGGTGTGCGATGCGGCTGATAAACGGGAGCCAGTGCGGGGCGGTCTTTGCGAGATAGTCGAGCCGGGTCGGGATCGGCACCATTTGCATTAGCTGCGGATACCAAAGATCGTGAAACTGCCTGTTGCGAACACGCCGGTAGACGGCATGATGCGGATGCCGTTGATCGGATTGGTGGTGGCCCTGTAGACGCCCGAGCCCATGGTGCGTGCCAGCAGGCCGGCCGACGAAATGTAGGTGTGGTCGAATTGAAACATTTTATAGACGCCGGCCAGGGCCGGCAGAAAACAGTGGACAATGCCGCTCAAGGCCGGCAGCGCTGTGTTCGACATGCCCGTCGTCATCGCAATCGCGAACGTGCTGGTGCTGGCAATGTGCCCGCCAGCGGCAAGCTCGTTGCTCTGGAAGTAAGCAAATTTGTAGTCGCCCGCTGTGGTTTTCCACGTTACTCCCGCATCCTCGGATACTTGTATCCAAAGCTCGGTTGCATTGTTGACCGGAACTACGTCAGTCATCATCACCATGTAGGCGTTGAACTCGTCGGTGATGCCATCGGTGATCTCGATCGGCGAAGTGCCGTCAGCCTCGATGGTGATAAGCGTCGTTGACCCGGACTGTGCCGAAACTGCGGGAATGCTGAACAGCAAAATCCAGTTGGTGCCGTTGTATAAAAATTCGCCATAGCCGCCGGCGGTCAAATCCTTTGCCGAAATGTCAGCCCCGAGTTGGTTCTTGATCGCCACGTCGCCGATGCCATCCATGTTGAGCGTCGCCGGGCCGGTGTTGGTCAACCCGACGCCGATCTTGAGCTTCACTATGATGTTGGTCGGCGCGGGCGCGATGTAGCCAATGCCAGATGTAAAATTCTGCTGGTTGGGAAGCCCGGTGGTGACGATTGAGCCATTCTGCAAATTGCGCTGCTTGGCGTGCGCGGCCATCAAAGATCGCGAACTGTCGTTCACCGCGGCGCGTGCCATACCTTCGCGCCAGTTGATCGCGGTGTCGGCAGTGTCATTGTTGGCCGCCGTTGGCGACCAACTCATATAGTTTTCGCCGGGCATGTGAGGTTTTCCTTATTGGAAGATTTCGTCCGCACGCGCTTGCGTCAGAACAGCATCGGTGACCAGCGACGCCTTCAGCGTCTGCGTCTTCTTCTTCGTCATGTTGATCGCGGGATCGGAAGTAAGGTTGTCCCAATCCTTGCCCAGCTTGCCGTTGTCGGCCATGCGCCGATCCTGCAGCTTGCGGTATTCGGCGTTGGTGAACCGCGCGATGAAATCGCCGGTCGGCACTGCCGTGTTCAACGTGTCGATCGGAATGGTGGCCACGACGTTGTCGGCAGCGGCGATCTGTGGCGCGGTCGCTTGCTCCTGCGGCTCATAGCTCCATGTGCTGCGGTCGTCCGGCTTGCCGACACTGCACGAAACGATTGGGCACACTTCGGAAATGGCAACGCCGAGCGTGCCCGCGTCCATCACATCCACCCTTCAAAGTGCAAGCCGGTTCGCATGTAGACGCCATCGTCGCCAAAGAACAAGGACGTGACACCCGAGTTGGCTTCGATCGCCTGAAAGAAGTGAAAGCCGAGCGCCGTGGTGCCAAACTCTGCAACAAAACTTTCGGTGCCGACCGAGCCGCCGCCGGTGGCGCCTAGCGTGCCGGAAAATGCGTTCGTCACGTCATAACCGACACCGGCCACCGCAAGATTGCCCTGCGCGGCAGCGCAATGGCGGGCGGTGAATGCATCCTCGGCCAGACCCGACACGAATGATGCGCGCATGGTTGCACTGGCATTGGCCGAGCGCCAAGTGGCGGTGGTGGTATAGCTCCAACTGTCCGTTGTGTCTGCCGTCAGCGATTTGACCTTGACGCGGTTATAGCAGTTCCACACCCCGAACAGGCCGGCGGTGCCGCTGGCGGCCAGCGCGCCGTAAATCCAGTTCAGTTGCGACGAGGCATTGCTCCGCACTGTGCCGACATACGTGCCCCTGCTGGCGGCAGGTCCGTTGGTTATCGATGCGTTGTTCAAAAGTAGGCCGCCCACCATCACCAATGCGGTACCGGCCGAGCGCGTCGTGTCATTCGTCCAAGCGGGTCCGCGCGTCAACGTCATCGTGCCGGAATTTGACCATACGAACAGGTCGTAGTTGCTATTCGCCGCCACCGCGGCCGGCCCAGCATTACCCGTCGATGACGCCGTGGTGAGGTTGGATAGCTCGGCGAACGCCGTCATGGTGAACGACGAGCCGTTATAGATCGGGCACTGGTTTCCCTGATACGGTGAAAAAAATACGGTTGTTTTCGCACTCTGCGTCGTGATCATCACCGGCGTTGCGGTCTGCAACGTCAGCCGGCCCTGCGGCGGCCCCGGCGTGGCCGAACCGCCGGTGGCGTTGGCCTTAGCTTGCCCGGCGACCGATAAATCCCAGGTGACGGTGGCGGTGTTGGTCAGCACCCGCTCGGCGCTCAACGTCGCGTCCGACGATCCGACGATGTACTCGGCGCCGGTCGGAGCCCCGCCACCACCGCCGGTGGCGGTCAGCACGCCGCCGGTGAACGCTAGTCCGGTGCTGACAGTGACCGCGCTCCATGCGTCGCTACCCGAGCGATAGTAGATCGTGTCGGTGCCGGCGAGCGCCTCCAGCGCCGCCAGATCGTTCGCCAGCGCCAACGTCGGATTACCCGAGACACCGTTGCCGTTGCTCACCGTGATGCCGGCGGCCGGGCCGGTCAGGGTGCGGCCGGTGAATGTGTCGGCCGCCGTCTGCGTCAACAGACCGTTGGTGTTGTAGGCGGCGAGCGCCGTGAGTGTTGCGTCTTGCGCCTGCGGCGTGACTGCGGTGTTGAGCGTGCCGCCCGAAAACGACAGGTTCCCGCCGATGGTCACCGCCGTCCACGTATTCGCAGCACTCCTATAATAGATCGTGTTGGTGCCGGTGAGCGCGGCGATCGCGGTGAGGTCGGCATCGAGCGGTTGATAGGAGCCCGCCGGCTGGGCGCCGATGTCGGACAGCACAGTTGCCGCTGATACGCCTTGGATCGTGGTCGCCGTAAGCCACTTGGCATATTCCCCAGCCACGGGTGTGCCAAAATTGCTGACGTTGCCGCCGCCACCACCACCCGTGGCCGCCAGCGTGCCGAGCACGAACGTTAGCCCGGAGCCTATCGTCACTGGTGCCCAGGTGCTGGTCGCGCTGCGGTAGTAAATCACGCTCGTACTGCTGGCCGCCGCCAGCGAGGTCAAGTCGCCATCGAGCGGCTGCGCGCCGATGTCGGACAGCACGGTGGCCGCCGATACACCCTCGATATCGGTAAGGCCGGTCCATCGGGCATATTGCCCGGTCGAATTGATGCTTATCGTGGTGACATTGCCGCTGCCGCCGCCGCCGCCGGTGGCGGTAGCCTTGGCCTGCCCCGCCGTCGAGAAATCCCATGTCACCGTGGCCGTGTCGGTCAGCACCCGCTCGGCCGTCAGCGTGGCATTGCTTGAGCTGACAATGTATTCGGCGTTATCCGGTGCGCCGCTGCCGCCGCTTCCAACTGCGTTGGCCTTGGCCTGGCCCGGCGTACTGAAATCCCAGGTTACCGTGGCGGTGTCGGTCAGCGCGCGATCGTTCGGCAGGGTCGGATCGTCCACCGCGGTGATGTACTCGGCGTCGAGCGGCGCCCCGGTGGCGAGCGATGGATCGAGAATGCCGAGCGCATTGCGGGCAGTCTGCGGGTCGCGTGCGGCATCAAACTGCCGCCGGAACGCAACCAGCGCCGGGTCTGCGGCCGGCGGCGACCAGAACGGCTTGTCCTCGTCTGCCATCAGTAGCCCTCGCCGTCAGGCTGCGTCTCCACTTGCACCCCGGTTGCATGATGCCAGACCACGGCGCTGGGCGTGGCCACCCGAAACTTGTGCAAGCGCGAGGAAGAGTAGATTGGCGCGGTGCCGGTGGTTTCGACCGGCAGCGGCACGCCGAACGTGACCGGCTCCTGCAGGTTCTCACGCGCCCCCGGGGTGACGGTCACGCCGGGGCAATCGATCAGCGGATACACCCCGGACACGAACGCGCGCATGCCGGTATGGAAATGACCCTCGGCGGTTTCGATCACCGCCGGCATTGGCGGCCCGTCCTCGAAACAAAGAATGCCGTTCTGATCGATCGCGGCGATGATCGGCCGGCCGCCTTCGTACAGTGTGCTATCGAGCGACGGCCGGATGCTGTCGAGCGGGATGTCGAGCGCATCGCCGGGAATGTCGGTGTCGAGATCGACGCCGGGCGCCGCCAGGGTGCCCCAGGATTGCGCCACCGCGGTGCCGTAGGTGAACCGCCCCACCATCCAATCGAACGCAATCACGCGGTCGTAATATACCGAGGTGTCGGACGAATAGAATGCCCACAGCACGCGCGGCTTGCGCGGATCGGCAAAGCAGAATGTCTCGCCGCGGCGTTTGGGATCGGAATTGAGCAGAAACCAGTCATTGACCTTGTGAGCGCCGATGGCCGGATTGTTGGGAATGCCGATGCCGTAGAAGCCGTCTTCAGCGACGAAGAACAGCACACCGCGGGTGAAGACAAATCCGTACTTGGCCATGCACCCTTTTTCGCGCTCCACCCTCGAGAAGTTGAAGATGGTGGCGGTGTCGCCGGGCAGGAATTGCATGGTGCGGATGGTACGGTCCTGCACCACATATCCGATCTCGCCACCAGCGACGCCATACACTGGGCCGCCGTCTGGGAACTCCTGCATGTCTCCCAAGCTCAGGCCTATTGTCCACGACGTATCGTCGTTTATGCCCGACCACTGGATCACCCGGCGATTGCCGATCAGCCCTGACAGCACCAGAAAGTCACCGATCACCGCCACCGAAGTGGCATGCGGCGGTGAACCGGCAGTCGCGGCGAAGTTGGTGCCGGCATCTACGTCTATAACCTGTGGTGCGTCACCGATATTAACGGCATGCAGGCGCGTCCCGTACTGGGCAAACACCCACACATCGGACTCGGCCACGTTGTAGTCGCCGCCGCTGGTGCGGCTGACATCGACCCAGGCGACACCGGACCAGCGATAGAGCTTGGTGCGGCTACCGGCGTAGATCACATAACTGCCGGTGGCGGTGCGCGCGAAGGTCAGCCCGCGGGCCGGCAGCGTCGGCAACTGATCGACGGTAAGCGGCGCCAGCGACGGCCATGGAATATAGCTGTTGGGCGTGGGATAGACGTTTTCGGCGATGCCCGCGAAGCTATTGTCCAGCAGAGCAATGTCGGGTCGCCACTCGGCGAACGGGATCGGCGCAGGCTGCTTAGGCATCCTCGCCTCGCACTGATTTCTGCAGGGCTTTGACCGCTTCCTGCAAACGCAGGTAGCGTTTGAGCACGTTGGGCTCGCCGGTCACGATGCGAGTATTGTCGAGGCGCAGCGAGAACTTGCCGGTGTCCTTGCCGAGCGATCCTTGCAGCATGCGCGGGGTGTGGAACATCACATCGATGCCGGCGGGACCTTCCAGCAAGCGCACCTGCTTTTCCGAAAGCTCGATCTCGCCCATGAGCGAGCCATCGGGGTGAAAGATTTTTGTCATCAGTAGTATTCCCCCGTGCGCACCGACTGCGAGGTGGCGCCAGTGGTGAGTGCCGATAGTTGCTTGATCTCCTCCAATAGCTCGTCGCGGCGCTGCTTGTGCAGCTGCGCCATTTCCAGGCTGCGGCCGAGCACGAACAACTCCACCAGCAGGCCTTCCAGCGCGAAATCCGGATATGCCAGCAGCAGCCAGTTGCTGTTGGTATCGTTGCCGACCAGCGACGGCACCTTGCCGTAATAGTGCATCTCGTAATCACTGGGTACGTCGTTGATCGGCCGTACCTTGAACAGGTTGCCCTCGATGGTGAACAGCTTGGGATAGCGCCGGTTCAGGCTCGTCGGAGGCAGATATGCGGGGTGGACGTATTCCAATTCATACTGCGGATTGCGCTCATCGGTCGGCAGCACCGTGCGCCACGCCAGATAGTCATCCGGCAGCGCCACCTCGCCGTCGACCGTGGTGAGCAGCGCCGAGCTCTCCATTTCGCGCACGCGCAGACGACGGTTGGCCACTGCCTCGAAAAAGAGTTGCGCGGTGTCGTACTGCGGAGCGAAGCGCTGATGGAACAGATAGGTTCCGGCAGCGGCTTTTAGCTCGCCGTAATTACTCAGTGCCATCGCCGTTTTCCCTTATGCGCTTCGGGCGCCCGCGGCGCTTGTTGGGCTCGCGCTCGGGCTCGTCCTCGGGCGGATAGTCCGGCGGCGTGGTCGGATAGCGCGGCGGCTCATCGATCGGTGGTGGCGGGTCGTTGGTCCATGTCTCGGGCCGCGGATTGCCATTGCTCTCAAGTTCCGCCCTTAACCTTTTCAGCATCGGCTTGGGATCACCGAATATGTCATCATCCGCAGCTGGTGGCTCCTCCACCCGAAAGAAACGGTTGCCGCGCGCCTTGGCGATCATCCACGGGTCGGTCACCTCGACCGCATCGCCGGCCGTGAACAACACGCCGCACCAGACGCAACTGTCGAGAGGGGTTTCCCCCTCCCGATAGTCATCTGTGCTCAACCAAGTGAGCTTGGCCATTATGACAACGGCTTGACGAACAGCACCGCCACGATGACATCGCCTGAGGTGGCGGCGCCCGTGGTGCCGACATAGATGTCGATGTCGGTCGTGGGCGGTAGCACCGCCGCCGCCAGCGGGAACACAGTCTCGCTGCCGGCCGCCTCTGCCAGCACATTTTGCAGATTGCCGGAGGTGCCAACTGCTGGCGCGGTGCCTCCCGCCGCAACATAGCTGACGCCGAGCACCGGCGTACCGCCGGCGACCGCCGTCACCACCCGCGAGGCAATGCTCAGGATCATGGCACCCGCGGGAATGGTGCCGATCTTGGTCGATGCAGGGGTATCGGCCGCAGTCAAGGTGTGGCGGCCGACAATCGCCACCACCGCGTTGTTGAACGGATCGCGGGCCGGCGTATTGGTCATCAGGTTAGCAACCATGGTTTCCTTCTCCTATTCGGGTGTTTCGGTTAATTGTTGATCAGTCCGAAGCCGAGTTGAAGAACCCGGTTGCGACACCCCATTGAACGAGCTTCGTCCCGCTCTTGGGATGCTTCTTGAAGATTTTGCCCACACCGTAGGCCGCCTCGATGCCGGTGCCGGTCACGAAGCCATAATCATCTTCTTTTCTGAAGGTAGGTTTGGCCATCTGACCATAAGCAATGGCGGCCGCTTGCTGCCCACACAGGAATACGGGCTCGACGCGCGTGGTGCCGTTGCCGGCGGTCTTGAGCGAGGTCCACACGTTGCTCACGAAGGCCGAAATCTCCGGCACCTGGCGCACGATGACGCCATCGTAGATCTGGTCCCCGTCTTGGAACAACGGATTATCTGGGGCACCGTTGATCTCCTTGCCTTCGCGCGAGCGCGCATCCTTGTTCACGGTCTGCAGATCAACCTTGAGATCGCGGAACGTATTCATGCCCGCAAAGGCGACATAATACTCATAACCCGAGCGGGTCTTGTAGGGTCGAATACGCGGGTTGGCACCCATCGCCACGCGCTTGAGCAGCGCCAGATTGGCCGCCGTGAGCTTGTCGGCGGTGGCATCGACGTTGGCCAACGAGGTGGCGTGATCGGTCGCCGAGTTGGCCGTGCTTGCACCGTACAGAATGCGGTCCAAGTTGTCGGTGCGCCAGGTGTTGCGTTGCGCCACCGTCGATAGATCGTACTGGATGCCGTTAACGCGAACACCGGCCGCCGGCTGGCTCTCGGTCGGCAGCGCCATCAGCGCCGCGATGATCTCGTCGCGGGTGATCTCCGACAGCCAATCCGACAATAGGGGTTTTGCTTCCCCGAAAATGTCCGCGCTGTCCTTCTGCTGCTCGGCCTTGGTAGTGACGACGGCGTTGCGCACCCATTCGATCCAGATGCGCATGCCGTAATCGTCGATCTTGTCCTCGTTGCCGACCAAAGGGCCGGTTGAAACACCCATCCCCTGTAGCCGGGACACCAGCGGGATATTCATTACCTCGCCGCCGGCTTTCAATTCCATGCGCCGGCGGATGATCGCGTTGAGGTCATCGCTCATGTACGGGCTGAACATATTCTCCCGCACCCACTCGCGATTAATCTGCTGGGTGAACTTGATCAGTTTGTTGTTAGTCTGGATATCGGAGACGGCCATGGCCGTTTGCCCTTTCTGCTATGGCCGTCCCGAAATGAAAAACCCGCCACAGGGGCGGGTCGGACATTTCAGATGGGCGGCCGGATTTACTTGGTGGCGAAATTGTAAAGGCTCGCGCTTGAGAGATCGCCGTTATCGCCTACGCGGCCGCTAGAGGAGCGCGCCGAGGAGAGCGAAGGCGGCAATTCGACGACGTTATTGGGCTGCTGTTGAGCACTTCCACCAGTGCGTTGCCGCGCCAGCCCAACGATGTAGTCCTGCACCTTTGGATCGTTGGCCCATCGCTGCTGCTGCTCGCGTAGCCACGCTTGAGGATCGGCGCCGATCGCCGCTTGCGCGCGCGCCTGCCGATGCCATTGCACCAACTCGCCGTAAGGATGCCCGCTCTGCATGATCTGATTGAAGATGAAGTTGCCTTGCGGGGAGTTCCGGATTTGGCCCATCGCATTCAGTGCAGCATCGACTTCCTGCTGCCCGAATTGCTGATTGGCCTGTGCCCGGCTCAAACCATCCTTGACTTGCATCACGTACACCTGCGCCTCCTGACGCAACGGGTTCATCACCCGCTCGTTCAGATAGGCGTCAGGGTCGTCGTAGATGGTCTGCGGTCCTTGCGGCTGTTGCGGTTGCTGTGGTTGCAGTTGCTGCTGCAAGGCCATGACGGCCCGCGTCAGCTCCTGCGTGTGCGCTTCGAGCCGTTGCCGGCGCTCGCGCTCCTCCATCAACTCCCGCAGCGGTACGTGCTGCGGCGGCTGGCCTTTGCCCGGGGGCGGCTTGGGCGCGAACTGTCCTTGCGGGTTTCGCGGTTGCTGCTGACCATCGGGCTGGGGTTGCTGCTGCAGGTCAGGCCGTGTCGACGGTGGCATATCCGATGGTTGTCCATCGGACGGCTGCGTGGACGACGGCGCTGGTGACGATCCTGGCGACGGCGACGGTGCCGGCGTGGGATCGCTTACCGCTTGGTCGAATAGCTGCTGATCAGTGATGGTGTTGGTGTCTGCGCTGTTACCACTGATCGTGCCTCCTGCTGGTTCCGTGCTCATGGCTTCTCCTTCGGCCGTTCGTGGCCGCTACGAAAACGCCCAATGCGCCTGGACGGTGCGGAAACGGGCCTTGCGTGCGCGGCCCGTGCGCCCGGCTGTGCGTCGCCGGTTACGAAATTACGAAAGCAATTTGAGCAGCACCGCGATTGCCTCGGCGTCGTCGTCCTCGTCGTCAGCGACGGTCGGCTTGGCGGCTCGCGTTAGCTTGGGCGCCGGCCCCCGTGCGGGTGGCGCCAGATCGATCAGCGTGTGCAGCGGCGGTGCCGGCAAATCCGGCGGCGATGGCGACCGCGGCGGTGCGGGTAGATCGGGCGGATAAACCGGCGGCGGCGGCTCCTCGTCCTCGCGCTTGCGCTTTTTGCCGAACCGATATGGCCGGTAGAGCGCGCCGGCATAGCTGCCCGCGCCGGGCGACGGCGCCGGTTCCGGCGGCAACTCCGCACCCGGAAACGTCACCGCCGAACCGCTCAACGTGTATTCGCCGCTCGCGCAAAAGAAAGTTACGTTGCCGCTGGCCGCAAACGTGACATCCGAGCCGGTGATCGCATAAGCGCCAGCGTCGGCAACCAGCGACGATGAGGCAACAAGCCCCGCATCCGAGCCGGTGATCGCATAGCTGCCGGCGTCGGCCGCGAGTGTGGTTCCGGTTGCCGCCGGGTTGAACGAAACCGCAGCCGCAACAATGGCTGAGTTGGAGGCAAAAGTTGTAGCAGGCGTTGCAGCCGTTACGGTGAGCGGAGTGGATGCCGACCCTGTGTTAAGATCGGCGGCGCTCGTCCAGTCGCCACCATAAAGGCTGTTCGTGGCGTCTACGCGCTCGGTTAATCCGGTCCATGTTACATCGTGACTGCTGCTGTCGTAGCCCAGAAAGGCGGCGGCGGCAGTGCCCCCTGCGGCAGTGTTAACGCTGACAGTCAGAGTAGCTTGAGTGCCGCCGGCACTGCTATAGCCAGCCTCGTTATGATCCAGCAGCGTCCCGGCGTCGCTGAGTGTCCATAGCAGGCCGCGAACATCAAAGAAACTACCTGCCGGAGTGGCGGTTACGACTATGCTAGTGCCTGATGTACCCGGCGCACGCCAGAACGAGATAATTGGACCGTTATTAGCCGGGTCCGTCTGTCTGCTCGTTGACCCGACCTGTGTAGCAGTCTGCCCGTCGATGGTGACAGCGGTCCAGCCCGAGCTTGTGATCGGGCTTTGTGCGATGCCGAGAATTGCGACTAATCGCTCCTGTCCGACCGCCGATGCGCAGGTAAATGCGGCACCACCTATATTTGAATTTGCCGACTGGAACGAGAGCGACGCAGCCATCGGCTCACGTCAGGGTGAACAGGGTTGTGGCAAAATCAATCGCCAGCGTGTTGCCTGATGTGACCGTGGTGGACGAGCCGTTATCCCAGTATGCCACCAGATTGTCTGACGCCGAGGTGTCGTTGTAGAGCGCGGCATAACGGAAGGTGATGCCGGCGCCGCTCGCGGTCCATGCTGTCGGATCGGCCGCCGTGACCGTCACGGTGCCGGCGGTTTCCGAAATGCCGATCGTCACCGTCTGGCCGCCCGAGGTGTAGCCGTTGGCGGTCGACAATTCGCTGATCGCCGAACGGGTGGTATGCGCCGCGCTCGGCGTACCGTTGGACAGCGCCACCTTGAACGTGTGCGAGCTGAAATCATGCACGCCACGGCACAGTTGCTCGACAAAATCCTGATACTTGGAATAGGCGACCATTTAATCCTCCAGCACCAGCGCGCCGCCGATGAGCTTGCCGCGCGGATCGCGATGCAAAACCGCCTTGCGCGGCTTGCCGAGCGCTTGCAGCATCGCGTTATGCTGCGCCAGCGTCTCCAGCACCTTGTCGAGCCGCATATCGGGCTCCGGTGCCGGCGGCGGTGGTGGCGATAGCGACGCGGTGATCTCGGCCTCGCGCTGCTTGAGGCGCGTCTGCTGCTCGGCCTTGAAAACCTCGATCGCCATATCGTTCTGTGCCTTCTCG